AACTTGTGAAGGCAGGCGCTTACGACTCCGTAAGTGTTGGAGCAATTCCATTGAAGTTCACAACCACGAAAGACGGAACAATGATTGTTTCTTCAGCATCGCTTGAAGAAATCAGCCTTGTTGCATCACCGGCATTTAAGGATGCCATCATCACAGAAATCGCTGCTTCCGAACCTGAAGAAGAAGCAACCGAAACCCCCAACAACGACACTTCCGAGGAGGAAACCATGTCACAAGAAACCCCAGTCGAAGCCTCCAAGCCCGACGTTATTCCAACAACCCCAATTTTCGCACAGGCTCGTCGTGTTGTCGAAATGCCAACAGCCGTTCAATACATTGCAGCAGCAGTTGCAGGTGGCGACCAGTGGCGAGCAATGTCAGAAGCACTTCGTGCAGCTGCACCCGACATCGTCACAAACGACACACCTGGTCTATTGCCAACGCAAGTCCTTGGGCCTGTTTATAACAACTTCATCGGTCGCCGTCCAGTGGTCGATGCAATTGGTGTCAAGTCAATGCCACAGGCTGGAAAAGTGTTCATCCGTCCAGAAGTAACCACCCACACAACCATTGGTGCTTCTATTGCTGAACAGTCACCATCGCAAGGCACTCTTGTTGTTTTCAACAACCAGGTCACCAAGCAAATTTTCGGTGGATATGTGAATATCAGCGAAGCCGATATCGACTGGAGTGATCCTGCAATCTTGTCCGTCGTTCTTGATGACATGGGCCGTATCTACGCCAACGCAACAGACAACTACGCAGCCGATCAGTTGGTTGCAGGTGCAACCGTCACACAAGCATTTGCAGCAGCAGACCTTCAGAAACCTGAAGTGTGGGCTGCCGAAATTGCAGAAGCAGCCCAAACAATTTTGTCGGGTTCTAACGGCAACTTGCCAACTCACTTGTTCCTTGCACCCGGAATTTGGGGAGATCTTCTTGGATTGAGCGATTCGTCGAAGCGTCCGTTGTTCCCACAGGTTGGGCCAATGAACGCATTTGGTAATCTCACACCGGGACAGCCAAACGGCAACGCTTTCGGCTTGTCAGTTGTTGTTGATCGCAACTTCGCTAGTGGCACAGCCATCATCGGCGATGCTTCTGGTTACGAACTGTTCGAGCAACAGAAGGGCGCAATCAGCATTGACTCACCATCTACGCTCTCACGCACTCTGGCGTTCCGTGGGTACTTTGCAGCACTCATGATTGACTCCAGCAAGTTCGTCAAGTTCACTTTCGCATAAAGCAACGAACTAGAAGGAACTGAAGAACCATGGCCACTTATGATCTAGCGTTTCACACACGCCTAGACGGTGTTGTGGTTCTTCAGACCTTTGTTGAAACTGGTATCCAGGTCGGCGATGTTGTCACCATTGCTGGCGCTGGCCACGACATAAACGGCACACACACCGTTCTATCTACGCAAGACAACGAATACATCGGACAGTCAGACGAAGGCGACTTTGAGTTTGACAATGAAGTAATTCGACTGTTTCAGTTTCTTTTCCGAGACGCTGGCGACGATCTAGAGCGTTCTGTTGCTACAGGAACTGTGACCTTCACACCGTCTGTATCGTGGATACAGGCTTCCGATGTCACAAGTTGGTTAGGGATTGACGTTGCAACGGCGAACGACACGGCCTTTGTCACTGTTTGCGTCAATGCCACCAACAACTGGTGCTTTAGAAAGCGTCGTGAGGCTGGTTACACAGACTCGATGACAACAGTCCCCGGTGCCGATGTGAAACTTGGGGCGATCATGTATGCAGCAACTCTCTATCGTGAGCGTGGCTCTGCAGATTCGTTTGCCTCATTTGACGCAATGTCTTCAATCCCTATTCCTTCAACCATGGGTCGCATTATGTCTCTTATTGGTTGTGGCCGTCCACAGGTCGCCTGATGCCTGCTTCTGGAATTCTTGTTGACGCAGTGAACGCAATCAAAACGGCGCTCACAGCGTTGGGTTTGAAACCAGTCACAGACCCACGCAACGCACGACCCATGTCTGTCTTTATCGAATTACCAGTGATGACGTCATGGACTTACAACGTGGGCGACTTTCGCATCCCAGTTCGCATACTTGCAGCTCCTCCCGGCAACCAAGATTCAGGTGATTACCTGATGACAACGGTTGACACAATCATGAACTCTTCCATTGCCGTAGTTGACGCCCGACCGGGCAACGCTTCTTACGGTGGGCAAGACATACCAACATACGATTTGACTGTGGCAATCGCAGTCAAACGAAACTAGAAAGGTCAGAAATGGCAACAACAACATTCCTCAGCAATGCAACAATTAACCTTACGCAGGGCGCAACTACTTACGACTTGAGTGATCAGGCAAACGCTTGCACAATCACCATCGGTCAGGACTCGCTTGAAGCAACAGCATTCGGTGACACTGGTCATCGTTTTGTTGGTGGCCTCCAGAGCGTCGAAGTCTCAATCGACTTTTTCCTTTCCTACGGTGGCACAGGTGCAACGTCAGAAGTTGAAACAGCACTTGCAGCAATGGTTGGTCAAGGCACCACAACACTTGTCATCAGCCCTTCAGGAACGACTGAGTCAGCGTCTAATCCTGAATACACCATTACAAACGCAATGCTGGAAAATTTCACACCAATCAACTCAACAGTCGGCGAACTCGCAACCGTCACGGCTACCTTCACTGGTGGCACATGGGCACGAGACATCACCTGATACAAGGAAAGAGGGAAACATGAAAATCCAACTACGCATCACGCCCAACGAAGGCGAACCATACGAACTAGAAACAAACCTGTTCGTCATTGTCGCTTGGGAACGCAAGTTTAAACAAAAAGCCTCAACGCTGGCCAACGGCATTGGCATTGAAGACCTTGCGTTTATGGCATACGAATGTTGCAAACAAAACAACATCCCAGTGCCAGTTTCGTTTGACCAATACATCAAAGACGTGAACGCCGTGGAAGTAGTTGGTTCAGAAGACCCAAAAGCCACCGAAGCAACAGTTACAGAAGAGCCTTAGCAGAAGTACTTGTTGCGACCGGGTATTACCCCCCACAAATAGAATTTGAAGTTGACGATCTAACCACGGTTATTGAGATTTTGAATAAACAACAGAAAGCAGCGAACAAAAGATGACAGCATCAGCCTCCATAGAAATGACAGGTCTGAAAGAAGCCATCCGTTCACTAAACAAAGTTGAGCCAGGGCTTCGTAAAGAGTTCACCAAGAACGCCAACGAAATCGCCCAACCTGCTATTCAGGAAGTGCAAAAGGGCTATGCGAAGATTCCTTTGTCGGGTATGGCTCGAAACTGGACAGACAAATCAGGACGCAAAATCTTCCCATTCTCCGTGGCCAAGGCACAGTCTGGAGTCAAGTTAAAAGTGGACGCTGCAAGGGAAGCCGTCAGCCTGATCTACATCACACAGACCTACGTGGGCGCTGCCGTCTTCGAGGCTGCAGGGCGTAGCAACCCCAACACACTGGGAGACTCTCTAGGGCCACTCAAACCCAACCAGACAAGAGTTCTTGGGCCTTCTGTATTTAGGAAGCGTGGCGAGATTGAAAAAGCCTTACAACGCCTCTCAATGGATGCCATTCAGCGAGTCCAAAAGGAACTGAACTAATGGCTCTAGCGATACCAATCATCTCAACCTTCGACGGTGGAGGTGTCTCCAAGGCAATTAACGAATTCAAGAACCTTGAAGGCGCAGGCAAGAAAGCGCAGTTTGCGATTAAGAAAGCAGCCGTCCCTGCAGCTGCAGCCTTGGCTGGTTTGGCTGTTGTCTTAGGCGACGCTGTAAAGGGCGCTATTGACGATGCAGCAGCGCAAGATTTGCTTGCTAACAGCCTAAAAAAGACCACTGGTGCAAACGATGCACAAATTGCCAGTGTCGAAAATTGGATTACCGAGCAAGGCAAATTACTTGGATTCTCAGATGACAAATTGCGACCAGTCTTAGACAGACTCGCTAGGGCAACTGGCGACGTTACCGAGGCTCAAGAGTTGGCTAGTCAGGCTATGGACATTAGCGTGGCTACAGGCAAACCACTAGAAAGTGTGGTCGGAGCGTTAGAGAAAGCCTATGGAGGCAACTTAACAGCCCTAGCAAAACTTGCGCCTGAATACCGAGACATGATTCGTGACGGCGCATCCTTTGAAGAGGTAATGGACAAACTTGCCAAAACCACCGGGGGCGCAGCAGCAGAAGCAGCCGAGACCACAGCAGGCAAGTTTGCTCGACTTAAAATTGGCTTTGACGAAACAAAAGAATCTATTGGTGCAGCACTTTTACCAGCAGTGGAAACCGTGTTGCCATACCTTCAGAAGTTTGCTGGTTGGGCGCAAGACAACCCACAAACATTTATGATTATTGCAGGAGCGTTAGCAGCAGTAGCAGCGTCCATTGTGGCCATAAACATTGCTATGGCACTGAACCCAATTGGCCTTATTGTGATCGGCATTGGTCTTTTGATTGCTGGTCTTGCGATTGCTTACACAAAGTTTGAAGGGTTCAGAAACGTTGTTGACACCGTGTTTGGGTTCCTCAAGTTCTACATTACGGACATCATTGTTCCAGCAATAAAAATCTGGATAGAGATATTCAAGAAAGTATTTGAGTACATCAAGTTCGGCGTTCAAAACATTGTCATTCCGTATGTGGAAACTATGGTCAAAGTGTTCAAAACTGTGTTTAACTCCATCGCCAAACTATGGAACAGCACCATTGGCAAATTGTCTTTTACGGTTCCGTCTTGGGTTCCGGGTCTTGGTGGCAAAGGTTTTGATGTTCCTGACATTCCGATGTTGGCTGCAGGTGGCATTGTTACTGGCCCGACGCTGGCGATGATTGGTGAAGGCCGTGGCCCAGAGGCTGTGATTCCGTTAGATCGTATGGGCGAGTTTGGCATGGGTGGTGGCACAACTGTCAACATCCACGTCAACGGTGGCGACCCTCAAAGTGTGGTAGATGCTTTGCGTACTTACATGTTCCGTAACGGCAGTGTGCCGATCAGGATTAGTGGTTAAATGCAAGCAACTTTTAAGGCTTACTGGTATCCGTCTAGTGGAACATTTTTTGACGGACAGTATCTAGACGACCTGCAAACAGCAAGCATTACTAGAGGCCGTGTAAACATACAAGACCCATTTAGGGCTGCAACTACAACTATTGGTGGCCGTAACCCAAGCGATTTACCTGTCATTGACGTAGGCGACTTCCTTGTTGTTGAGGCGTACACACCTGATTTGTTTACGCAATACATTATGTTTTGGGGGCGTATTGCTGATGTGCAGATTGAGTACGGCATTGTCGAGGCAATGGATACGTGGACAATTCTCGGTGAGGACGCATTAGCGAACGCTGGACGGTTGAACGCTAACGGCTCATGGGTGGCAGGCGTGACCACAGCAGAAGCAGCTGAAGACTTTCTTACCGGCACAGGTGTCCCAATTTCTTTTGTTTCATCACCTGGTGGTTCTAGCAAAGTGTCGGCACAAACTTTGACTAATGAGAATCTGCTGGGCGTGTTAAATCAGTTAATGGCTACTGAGCAGGGCAGGTTAAACGGCGCACAGGATGATGAAATTGAGTGGCTGGGCCGTGATGATTTGCACGAAGGTTTTCCTCTTGTGCGTTTCACTGATAACCCTGCTGGTATCAGTATCTATCAACAGATCAGGTATGACACGTTGAACTTTGCGAGCCTTGCCGACAACCTTGCAAACAAAGTAACTGTCAGCCCTGAAGGGTTGGCAGCACAGACGTTTGGTAGTGGCACTAAATCGTTTGAGTTGAAATCTTATGACCAGACCACTTCGCAGGCACTTGACCTTGCATCGTATGTGCAAAGCACTTTGACCCAATCAAATGACGTGCCGTTTTCTATTAGCGCACGGACTTCTTACCAATCAAATCTTGATTTGTTGGCTGTTGCTGCAGAGGGGCCGAGGGTTGGCTATTTTGTTGAGGTTGAGTTGCGTGGCACTATTTATCAGTGTGTGGTCAATGGTTCTACTGTTTCGTCCGACCCTTCTGATACGAGGGTGCAACTCAATTTGTATGCTGCTGACTTGAGTTCTTGGTTTGTTTTGGGTGACGATTTTTTTGGTCGTTTGCAGGACAGTAGTTCTACCCCTCCGTACAACAATAAGTTAGGATTCTAAACATGGCTACACCCACTAATCTCCCAGCATCGGCAGTTACAGGCGAGGTGCTTACTGCTGCGTATGTCAATGACCTGAGAGGTGCCTTCAGAACTTTGCAGGTAGTCCAAACTGTGTTGAACACAACAACCTCTACGACTAGCGGAGTCATGGTCGATATCGCTGGTCTGTCGGTCAGCATCACGCCACAAGCCACGACAAGCAAAGTCCTAGTCACAGTAAACCTTTCCGTAGGTGGTGCATCGGCAGACGACGCAAGTTTCAACCTTGTTCGTGGTAGCACTGCTATCTCTATTGGTAGCGGTGGAACAAATAATGTTTCGGCTTATAGGCGAATGAACGAAATTGGTGATTTAGGTATGGACACAGTCACTCTTGTATTTCTTGACTCACCCGCAACAGTTTCTGCCACTACCTACAAAATGCAATACCTGACCCGTGTCGGCACTTTGTTTGTAAACCGTCGAGGATTTGACACAACTTTTGTGACCTCATCGTCTATCACAGTAGAAGAAATCAGCGCATGAAACGACTAGCCCTGATTAGTCTGCTCGCCATCACCCTCAGCAGCTGCGCAGACCGTACAAGAGTGAACTGCGAACGCATCAAAAACAAAGCACCAATCACCATCGGAACAGACGTACAAATCGGTGGTGGCCGTTGTGCCTAGAGAACGCTACACAAACGACCAAATCAAAGCCCGACTAATACTGATCGTTGGCATCACATTGTCAGTCACATTTGTGGCATCCACAGGGGCTCTGCTATTCGGACTTTTATTCGTGGTACAGCCTCTCGAGGTTTCAGAAAATGACAAAAGTGCGTGGGCGCTCCTCAGTCCAATGATGTTATTCCTCTCAGGGGCGCTCTCATCGTTGCTTGCTTCGAACGGAATCAAAGGACCAGCCAAACCACCAACAAAGGACACAGAATGACCCTCACAACAAAACACAAAGCACTAATCGCCTCATACGGACGCTCACTACTCGCCAGCGCAGTAGCCACCTACACAGCAACACAAAGCCCCACAGCAACACTCAACGCAGTCTGGGCTGCAGCCATCCCAACAGCGATGCGTTACTTCAACCCAGCAGACAAGGCATTTGGCCGTGCCTCGTAAGTATCCCTACTACCCAGTGACCACACCCGGCACAGGCAAACTTGCAGGAACAGAAAAGTTCATGGATCTATGCAAACGGCGCTACCCATCATTTACCAATCTGGGCACATGGGTGGTGCGCAACATGCGAGGCAAAAAAACCCTAAGCGTGCACTCGCTCGGAGTTGCAGGTGACGTTGGGTATCCGAAAACTCGTGAAGGACGACGCCAGGCTAAAGAACTGTGGGATTGGCTGATTGAGCACTCAGAAGCCCTAGGACTGTGCGAACTGCACGACTACGCCTACAGAGACCCCAAACAGCCTGACAGCGACCAGACGGCGTATGGCAGGGGCTACAGATGTAGCCGTGGAGAAGGCACCAAGGGCGTCAAAGTCTTCAACGAAACGGACAACGCAGGTTCATTCGGGGGAGCATGGCTTCACTTTGAACTTGAAATGGACTTGGCAAAAGACGCTAAAGCGCTCGAAGCAGCATGGCGAGCGTTGCCAAAACCCAACTCAGACAAGGCATAGCCAACTCTGACAGGCTCTAGGCGTG